TGCACCTGGTGCAATCTTCTCAATGAATGGCAAAGGAACAGATGCTTCGTTAAACACAGCAGCGTAGCCTGCCATACGCATAGTACCGTCGTCTGCCTGTCTTGCTTCTATGTCTCTGACCGTAAAAGTACGGCGTTCAGTCTTCTTCATCTTGCTCCTTGCTTTATTAGTTTCATTATCTAATTTATCAATTTGGCGTTGTGCCCAGTCTTGAGCAGCATCATCAAAGTCTGCGTTGCCACCCCAAAGTAACCAAGCAACTAATCCTGCACCAGGATATCCTGGATCTGAGGAATTTTTATTCTGTGGTGCTTGTCCATCTGCCTTGTGTCTTGCGAACCAAGGTGCCATCTTTCTTACTTTATCATCAGAGATACGACCTGCTGCCATCTCTCTTGCTGCTCTCTTGGTACCTTCAGTTAAACCGTCGCCACCAAAACCTTCTGCTAAATAATCCAGTCCTCTTTGGGCATTGTTCTTGATGAACTCTGGAACATTTTCTATAGGCATTATTCCTTGACCTCATCACTGTAAGCAGCCTTTGGATCTGTTGGATCAACTAAGGATACTTGCTGTAATTGTGCTGAAGGCAATCCTGTGTGAGTTAGTTCTGAGATATCTAGCATCTTAGCAACATCATCTGGGTTGTAGCCAACCTGGACAAGGATAGATGCAATCTCAGCCTTCATCTTATCTCCAACAAGTGGTGCTTGTGAAGCATCAATGTTTTGTAGAGGAAGTCTATATTGATCTCCTGGATCACCAAGTGATGATAGGTCTTCGTAGTTGCGTACATCGTTTAGTGACAAGAAGCCTTCTCTTAATCCCTTTGTGTAGGCATCAAATCGCTCAATTGTAGTACCACGCAAAAGTGCATCAAGGTTAAATCTAATAAATCCATCTGACTCAGGAAGTAGTGGAGATAGTGATTGTTCCAAACGCTCTAGCAATGAACGCAATGAATACTGTACAAATGAAAGGTTCTGTGCTTCTACAGATGAGTAAGACATAGCACCTGCAACAGGGTGTCCTAGTAGTGTTAGTGGAACACGGAAGATTCTTGCAATGTCTTCAACATTAAACTTTCTTGCTTCAAGTAGTTGTGCATCTTGTGCGTTTAGTGATAGTGGCTTAAATGCTGCACCACCAGAAAGAATACCAACTTTACCTGCCATGTATGGGCCTGAGTGTGATTCTTGCCAGTTAGTAGCAATATCTCTTGCTTGTTCTGCGTTTAATTCTCCTGCAACTTCAATAACTCCACCAGGATTAGCAGCGTTACCAAAATATGAGGCAGCATATGTATCAGAAGCCTGTGCAATACCAACAGACATACGGCAAGCACCAATTGGGCTTAAGCCATAGTATGATCCTGGCATTCTAAATAGTGGAATATGAAGAACTTCATTACTTGTCAGAATTTGATCATATAGAGCATTGTCTATATCCTTAACTCTGTATACAAGTGGTTCTCCTGGAATAGGTCTTTCAATTCTTACTTCATTTGGGTTTAGTACATATAGTTCTGTTACTTCGTTGTTATCATCTCGTACCGTCAAAATAAATGCATTACCATGTAGGTGCATAGAAGTAATTACTTGCTCAATGAATTCTAGTCTTGTTTGTTCTGGGTTTGGAGTATTAATCCATGCTGGAACATCTCCGTAAACTGATGCATAAGACAAACGATTGCGTCCTCTTCGTACATAAGCACCCATTGGCAATGAAGAAATAGTATCTCCAAGTAGTCTTACACATGCATAAACTGTAGATGTACGAATAGCAGATTCTGTATCAACATATGTACCTGTATTGGCTACACCAAATAAAGGACGAGGTGGAATCAATGGAAGAATATATTGACTGTTCATATCTCTGGTTTCGCCAGATGCCTTTAGTCTTTTGGATAGACTCATTTGATTACCCTTTTCCCTTAGTTAATTTTACCATGTGCTTATTGCTACTCGCTTCCAAGTATCTGTTGCTGTGCAGATATAGATGTAGTCTGTATCATATGTAATTGTTCCTACGGTTCCCGTCGCAGATGCTGAGGCTGGAGTCTTTGTAGTTAATTGCAAATCTCCATAAATCCGTACAGATCCAGCATTTCCACCAGCAGAGTCAAACTTACCCTTGATTAAAGGTGTTGATGTGTTAGTGTTAGATATATATAGATTATCAGATGATGTTTCATTTATACCTGCAGAATATCCAAGGAACAGATTTCGTGATCCTGTAATATTATATCGTCCTGCTTGCCATCCAAGGGCTGTGTTCTGGCTACCAGTATTTACTGTATCAATAGTAATAAAGAATCCTGAACCAGCCTGTAATCCTGCTGGAACTTCTGCATTATCAAAGGTAGCAGTTGCTCCTACTCTCATTCCAATACCAGCATTTGTAAGTGTAACTGTTGTTACAACTCCACCTGATACAACAAGTGTTGCTACTGGTTGAGTAAAAAAGTAACTATTATTTGGATATAAATTTATTCCAGTATATGTTCCATCTGTATATCCACTACCACCAGTAGTCGTAAAGGTTGCTATTTCAGATGATGTTTGTTGAAGTGCCTGTCTTCCAACTCCAGTGCTTCCACTACCAGAAACAGTTGATAGAAGTGCAAGACCACCTACTGCTGTATTTTGAATACCAGTATGGTTATTTGCAAGAGTTGCATTACCAACTCCAACATGTCCTGTTCCTGTTGTATTTGCACCTAATGGAGAAAAAGCACCAATAGCAACAGATCCACCACCAGTGGTGGTGCTAAACATTGCCTGATTACCAATTGCTGTGTTTTGGTTGGCTGTTGTGTTGTTTGCAAGTGCATTAACACCAAGACCAAATAACAAGATTCCAGATGTGTTTGCTGCAAGTGCATTTTCACCAATTGCTATAATTGAGTTTCCAGTAGTTGCACTGACAAGTGCATTTGGTCCAATTGCTATATTTGAATATCCAGTTGTGTTATTTGCTAAAGCACTAGTTCCAATTGCTATATTCTGATAACCAGTTATGTTATCAAATAGTGCTGAATTTCCAATAGCAATGCTATTGCTGGCTGTTGTATTTGTACTAAGAGCATTACCACCAATAGCAATATTTTGACTACCCGTTGTATTATTTGCTAGAGTAGCCTGACCAATAGCAGTATTTTGATTACCTGATGTATTATCATACATTGATCCTTGACCAATTGCAGTATTTCCTTCACCTGATGTATTAAATTCAAGAATATTATTACCAATAGCAGTGTTAGCATTTGCTGTTGTAGCAGTTGCTAAGGATCTAAACCCAATTGCAAGATTTGCTGAACCTGTTGTATTACTTGAAAGTGTATAGGATCCAATAGCAGTATTGTAATCACCAGTAGTGTTATCTTCAAGAGCATTTGTACCAATAGCAACATTTTCTTCACCTGATGTGCTAAATTTAAGAGTATTTCCTCCAATAGCAATGTTATTACTAGAGGTTGTATTGCTTTGAAGAGCAGCAAAACCAATACCAACATTGTTAGAGCCAGTAGTATTTGCAAGAAGAGCACCAGTACCAATAGCAAGATTTATATTACCACTAGTGTTGTCTGCAAGTGCATTATCGCCAATTGCTATATTTGATTGACCAGCATCATTAACTTCAAGGGCACTTACTCCAATTGCTATTTGTGCACCATTTACTGTATTAGCATTAAGAGCGTTATATCCAATAGCAACATTTGATTGTGCAGTTGTATTGTATTGTAAAGCATTATTTCCAAGAGCAACATTGTTAGCACCAGTATTATTTTGATTAAGGGCATATCCACCAACTGCAACATTACCACCACCTGTTGTATTATTTTCAAGTGCTTGTTGTCCAATGGCTGTATTTGATCCACCTGTTGTATTAATATTAAGAGCAGAGTTACCAATAGCCACATTTGTAGCACCAGTAGTGTTGTTTTCTAATGCAGCATTTCCAATAGCAAGGTTGTTACTTGCAGTAGTGTTATCTAGAAGAGCACTTCTACCTATTGCAGTATTACTTGATCCCGTTGTATTATTCTGCATAGCATTTGAGCCAATAGCAATATTTTGGATACCAGTTGTATTAAACTCAAGTGCATTGCTTCCAAGTGCAACATTTGCCTCACCAATTGTATTTAATCTAAGTGCAGAATATCCAACAGCAGTATTAAGAGTACCTGTTGTATTTTTATTGAGAGCAGAAGTTCCAATAGCGACTAAATTTGAAACGGTTGTAATATCAAAAAGTGCTCCTGAACCAATACCAACATTGCCACTACCTGTTGTTAAATTATTCATATT